GCGAGAGCTTCGATATAACCAGAGGCTTTTTGGTATTGCAGATAAGCCGCTTATGCCATTCTGGTTCAAAAACCAGACAGAAATCATCAACATCACAGAATACACTGGTCATAGACATGGGAGCCTCTGGTTAGCTATCTGTGGATTGCAACCGAAAGATAGTTAAACAACCGGGGTTCCCTTGTCTTTTCTTGCATCGAACTCACGTTTTTTATAGTGGTTCAGTTTGGGAGTGGCAGATACTAAAAACCCGGCAACAGGGCCGGGCTTTCTGGAAGGATTCAAGCAACGGGAAAGTGAGTGATCGGGTACTTTCCCAGCATGAGTTTTCACCGTACTTTTACTCTCACTCTGAGTCAAGGCTAATCTCATCATCTTCCTTCTGATGCCATATCTTCAGAATCAAGACCTCACGGTCGTCAGCAAGATAGCGAATCTTGTAATCCCTGATAATCAGGTCACGCAAACGGGGATTCAGTTTATCCCCTACCAGAACGCCCATGTTCGGTTGATGGCACAGGTTGTTAATTTTCCTGACCAGATACTCCGCCATTCGCTGTGCTGCTGGCGGATTTTTTTCTGCAATAAACTGTCTCAGTCGTTTCAGGTCATCAACGGCACTCCTGGAAAACCTGAGTTTCATTCAGGTGCCTCCAGCTCATTATCACTGCCCCAGCTTTCCAGCCATGTCATCACGGCGTCACCATCTACGGTGTCTCCCCTGCGTACCTGATCCAGTGCTTCCAGGGTCTCGTCCCACTCCTGCATTTCACGGGCATGTTTCTTGATGTACTCCCTGACCGCTTCGTTAATGAGATAGTTGCGGCTACGGCTCAGCACTTTAGCTAACTGGTTTAACGGCTCTTCAATATCCTGATTCAGACGAACGCTGGATACACTCATACATGACCTCCTTTTGGTGTATTACATTGTAGTACACTTAAGTTCGGCATGCCGTCAATAGGGTTCATGCCGGATAACCCCGGATTGCTCCAGCAAATCCTGAGCCTCATCCTCGGCCAGCCGGATCAGCTCATTGCAGACCTGACGACACTTCTGCTGCCAGCGGTAAACCGTGCTTTCCCCCTTACCCTTGATCTGAATCTTCCCCTTGGCCTGCCTCAATTCCGGGTGCTGCGATGCTCTGGTGCAACCGCTGTCTTGCGATAACCGGCGTTGATATCCCACTGCCAGCTGGCGGTTTTTATCATCAGCTCCGGCGTTCCAAAGATCCGCATCAGAGCCGGTTCCAAAGCAAAGTACATGGTTAACTCAGTGCCGTCTGGATACGATTTCCGATCCAGCGCATTACCGGAACGGCCATGGAGTTACCAAGAGCCTTGTACCTCGGACCATCAGGACACTCTTCAGCCGGTTTGTTTTTCCAGGGAATAGCGCTGAACCCATCTGGGAAACCCTGCAAACATTCGCATTCAACGGGAGTTAATCGACGTATAGCTAACTCGGCTTCACCACTGGAGGTACTGGCAACGGCGTGTTTATCACCGGCGGTTAATGTGTTCATCGGGTTTTTAGAGCGCAGATTAAGGTGCAGTCATGCCTTATCAGATGTCAAAAGTCGCCCTTCGCGTATGAAAAGTATTCTGATAAGCTCGGAGCCGTGGCCATTGCACGCAAGTTATTCTCCAGTGCCTGGAGCTGGGGCAGAAGTCATCTGGAAGGAGTTCCACCCAACCCATCGCTGGACTGCGAAGCATTGCCAAGACCGAATCGGCAGGATGTGTACGTCAGCGATGAAGACTACGCCTGCGTTTACTATCTGGCCAATCCGTTCTGGAAAGCGATGATGGAATCTGCCTACATCTGTCGTGCAAGACGATCCGAACTGATAAACATGAAGCGGTAACTGTTGGAAAAAGGAATACAGCTAAAACGGAGCAAAGGGTCGCTGGATGAAATCACCCTCTGGACACCACGACTGAGAAAAGCGTTAAAACTGCTGGATGATCACAACAGCGGCGAAAAATTTGAATACATGTTCGGTGCGCCCAACGTCGTCGTCAAGAGAGGCATCCAGATGTCGCCGGGGCAAAAAATGCACAAAAACACGTTAGACAGCCAATGGCAAAAACTGATCAACCGCGCAATAGATGAAGGACTGATTGCCGAGAAGTGGCACTTCCACGACCTGAAAGCCAAAGGCGTATCTGACCACGAAGGATTAGTATCAGGGCATAAAACGCTGGAAGCGAAGAAAATCTATATCTGGAAAACTCAGGAAGTACAGGGTACGAGGTGATCGAAAGGAAGAGCTAAAAAAGGAAGAGAAATGAGAGAAGATATCACCGGGCAGCTGTCCGGTTTTTTGCCGCTAATTACACGACATATCTTTGAGAATTGGTGCCCAGGAGAAGACTCGAACTTCCACGACCATACAGTCACTAGCACCTGAAGCTAGCGTGTCATCCTTATATTTCAACAACTTAGCTCAAATCGTTTTAGGAAAAAGTGCGCAAGTGTGTATTATTTTTCGATATTTTGGCCATTTTTTTTAGGAAAAATTTTCATGAAAAATACCTTCTGGTTACCCAGCGAAAGTGGTCATCTAAACGACAGTATTCAACACTGAAAGATATTTTCTCTGATCATCGCCCATACCTGCGAAGCGTTTGCTTCACGCTTCTTGGCATTACAAATCGCATTTTACAATCCACCCAGTGCACAGCTCGTAACCAACAAAAAGGGGCAGACAAATTTTTTCCTGTGGGCAAACCTGTAAAAGCCCCAAATTTATAGAACGCTTAATCCGTCGATATGGCCAGATATGCTATCCGGATATCCGTACGTCACCCCGTATCATACACACCTATGCCGCGCTACAATCAAACCCATAATATTGGCTCAGGATACCAACAGGATGCCCCCTTATCAGCCAGATACACTGCCCCTGGAGAATATTGACTTTCGCGCCTTGTTTAGCCTGGTCGGCGAGGCAAACGCTGAGCTTGCCCGGTACGATGGTTTGCTACAAGGGATACCAAACCCTGCGGTGATGCTCTCGCCACTGACCACTCAAGAGGCCGTACTCTAAGATTGAGGGTACTCAGGCCACCGTTGATGAGGTACTGGAGCAGGAGGCAGGGCTGGAGAAAGAAGGCGAGAAATTCAAGGATATCCAGGAAATTTCAAACTACCGCTCTGCCCTGTTTCAGGCCAGTGAACACCTGAAAGCTTATCCCATCCGTTTAAGCCTGATCCGTGAGTTGCACAGCATACTGCTCAACAGCGTTCGGGGACAGAATAAATCTCCCGGTGGATTTCGCAACGATCAGAACTGGATTGGCCGGGCGGGTTGCTCCATGGAACAGGCGACATTTGTGCCTCCCTCACCACTGCGATTAATGGAGCACCTTGAGGCCTGGGAACGTTATATCGATTATGATGACTGCGACTTTCTGCTTCAGGTCGCCGTGGTACACGGGCAATTCGAACTGTTACATCCATTCAAGGATGGTAATGGCCGGATTGGACGCATCCTGATCCCACTATTCCTGTACCAGAAAAAAATTCTCTCCGAGCCTATGTTCTACCTGAGCGAATACCTGGAAACCCACCGTGACGAATATTACCAGCGTCTCCAGGCGATCTCTTCAGAAGGAGACTGGAATGGGTGGATTGCCTTCTTTTTGCGAGCAATCACCCTTCAGGCCAGGGAAAACAGTGCGCGGGTGAGAAACATCATGGGGCTGTATGAACACATGAAGCATCAAATTCAACACATTACCCGTTCCCAGTATTCTGTTCATTTACTGGATGCGCTGTTTAGTCGCCCCATCTTTCGCACCACGGATATTATTCAACAGTTTGAAGAAAAGTACGGCATTCATCCCAAAACCACCCCGGCTTTACTCCGTCAACTGCGCGATGCCGGGATTTTATTGGAAATCAAATCGGCTTCGGGAAGGCGTCCTGCGGTACTTTGTTTTGCCGAGCTGTTAGAAATTACTGAAGGTCAGAGTGTTTTCCAACGCACATAACGGATAGCTCTGAATTCGCACGCCTTTTGAGGAGTGGAACCTCTGATTCAGGCTCCACAAACCTCGTTGAGGGGTTTGGAGACTCCTCAAAACTATTTGAGGAGCGTGATATAAAATTTAGGCTCCACAAGCCTCATTGAGGAGTTTGGAGACTCCTCAAAACCATTTGAGGAGCGTGATACCAGATTCAGGCTTCACAAGTCTCGTTGAGGAGTTTGGAGACTCCTCAAAACCATTTGAGGAGCGTGATACCAGATTCAGCCTCCATAAGCCTCGTTGGGAAGGTAAGGATTCCACGGCATAAGTTAATGAGCGGAAAATTTAATTCAAAGTAACCGGACATCCTTGCTAAATGAAAACTTCAAGCTTTAAAAAAGCTCATACCAATCAACATATTACTTCCGGTAAGGGGCATTGCCGGTCAGGCCGTAACTGTGGCCGGAGTCAGGTGTCCCTACACGGGTGTAGCCCTGTGATCGTGATATGCCCATGGTTATTCTCCTGTTTATTCGCCGGTAGCGGTCCAGTGGATAATGGCATCTGAAATGCTGACATCGATGGCACCAAGGTCATAAGCCGTGGTGTCCCAGTAGAAGGTGTTGTCGGGGGTGTTGCTCACTGGCTGGGGACGGCGATAGTAGACAGTGGCAGCGAGTCTGCGGATATGGACATAGGCAACACTGGTTGGCACATAGGGGGGATCGAAGGAACTGCCTGCGGAGGACTGACCTTTATAACCAGCCCGTTCTGCCCAGACCTCTACTTCCGGGTAGACCTTGCCGTCTTTGTAAACGTGGTCTTCCCAGCGCATGGAAATATCGTTGAACTCCACGCTTTCCCAGGCTGCATTGTCGTCGTACAGATATACCAAGTTGTTGGAGGTGGTTTTTTCGTAGGTGTTGTAGCCACCTACATCGTTGGGGATGCGCACCCTGGCCCGACCTTTGGCAATATCGGTTCCCCAGACATTACTTTCATAGAGGTAGAGGTTTCTGACCTCCAGCCGTATATCCACCCTGGCAAAAAACAGGATTTTGGTGATTTCCCAGCCAGTCAGAGCCGGGTTATTGATCGCAATACTATGGCGTACTGTCTGTGCAGAACCGTTGGGACTGAGCGTTTTCTGCCAGTCGTTGCCTCCCCAATCCTCATTTTTGTAGTCGTAGATGACTTCACCACTGTTGAATGTACCCTCACGGTCTTCAGCAAAAAACTGCACCCCCACGTCATAGTTTCCCTGGGTCAGGGTCTGGCTGATCTCAAGGTCGTGAGTAGTGAACTGGTCAATTTCCACGGTGACCGACTCGCCATCAATCCAGTCCCTGTTGTCCGGGCGATACTTCAGGGTCATGGTGACCTTACGGTTCTGCCAGGTGCCGCCACTGCCAGTGGACCGACTGCTGGCAACACGCCCTTTCACCGTCACCTTTTTTACCTGATCAGTGTCGTAAGCAAACCATTGCGCGTTATTGCCAGTTCCCTGATAGATTTTGCCGTTGGCCTCGGTTTTGCTGCCATCGGCCAGCAGCAGTCGGGCATAGGGGAAAAACACCCACGCGCCTTCGATAAGGCCATAGGGCTGGGGGGTAGTGTGGTAGAGTTCCAGCCGCTGGGACTGGTCAGGATAATCAGCGTTATAGACGGTAATGTCGCGGGGATAGAGGTTAATAGTGGGCTGGCTTTTAAAATACGCAGGAACGATCACTGCCTGACCATTTCTGCCGATGCCGCTTTCCGTCCGGCGTACCTCTTTATACCGAACGTGACCGGCCCTGGCAGTGTAAATATAGGACTCGATCCGGCCTTGTTTCAGCACCAGATAGTCGTTAGTGGCAATACCGCCACTGCCGGTAATCACCATCTGGCCAAACCCATCGCTGCCGGTACTCAGCTCGATAGAGCCCTGACCAACCGTGAGTGCCGTGCCGTTTTGCAACTCACCGGACTGAAGCTGGCTGATATTCACCGGCCCGTTCACCGCCAGATAGCCGTTGAAGATCAGCACATACTCCGGCTCTGCTTCGGTGCCGATATTGCGCACTGAAAATGGCTGTTCTGAAAGCTCCGGGCTCTCCAGCATCAGGTCGGCCAGATTAATGATGGCCGTTCCCTGACCCGCTGTTCCGGCCAGTGCATTAAAACCGCCGACCTGGCCGCCACTGTTGACGTGGCGCACCCAGTAATAGTGCCGGGTGGTGTTGCCGGTGACATCGGTATAACGGCTGCCATTGGCTTCATGGACCAGAGAAGCCTGTGCTCGGTCATCAATCTGTGCTCGCCACACTTCGGTGTGATTATGACCGTTGTAAGCCGGGGCATCCCATTGCAGGATTACGGCACCAAAAATGCCGTTGGTGGAAAGCCCGGTGGCAGCGGTGGGTGCATCCGGCGCTGTTACTCCACTATCTCCATCACCATCTACCGGGACCGTAATTTCTGGCTGAACCGGTTTCAGGGTATCGGTAATGGACCCCACAGCAGAGGCAGGCAAACTTAACCGCTGACCTATTTCTTTGGCCAGCCCCAGTTCAGCCAGCTCGCTGTGCAGTACTGCCTTGTCTCCGGCATTGCCGCTGCGACCGGCCAGGCGGTTCAGAAACTCGCGCACGTAGCGGTCTACGCTGGCAGGCAGTGCGGGAAATTTAGCCATGGGTAACCTAGAATGGTGAACAGTAAATAAAAGGATGCAGGCAATGCAGAACAGCAAAAACAATCTGTACAAAACAGACCGTTTCCAGTGGATCGAGCAGCAAAAAGAAAAATTCCGTAACGGCCAGTATGACCAACTGGACATTGACAACCTGTTCTGGGAAATCGAAAGCATGGGCAGTGAACTGGGTACGCTGGAACACCGTCTGACCACCCTGATCCTGCACCTGCTCAAGTACGACTACCAACAACGGGTTGTGAACCCTCTATTGCCAGAGCCCTATCAATGCCGTGGCTGGCTGAAAACCATCGACCGGACAAGGCTGGCCATTGATACGCTGGTCACCAGAAACCCCCATATCAGGCCAAGAGCAGAAGATCAGATTGCTGAAGCCTTTCCTAAGTCGAGGCGACTGGCTGTGCGGGAAATGAACCCCTACCTGCAAAAACATCAGCAGGTAGTAGAATCTGACTTCCCCGACCAGTGTCCATGGTCTTTCGACCAGATGATGAAAGAAGACTGGCTACCCTAAAGCTCTGCCATCGAGCTGGCAATAATCACGGCAGTCACCGTATCCGTACCTGCCAACTCAAACTGCCAGCGACTGCCCCGTCCTGCGGGAAGCCGGAAGCCCCGGTCAGACGTGACCGGCAGTTCCAGAATTTGCTGTTCATCCCGAAACACCCTTAGTACCAGGTCGGTATAGCTGTCGGCCATGATCCGGGCAGAACTGAACAGGGCAGGCTTACCTTGAAATACCTTACTGCGCCACCGATAAGGCATCAGGCCCGTGCCTTTGTCCCACGCCTTGATGGTGTTGCCAATGGCCAGATACAGACTGTCATCTTGAAGATCACGGTAACAGGCGTCGGCGTAAGTGCCGAGTTCGGTAAAGGTGCCGCTGTCCGGGCTGAAGATAAAACCGCCGCCATTGGCAGAATCACCGTAGAAGCCAAAGTACCGGCCATCATGGAAGCAGGCATGAATGGTTTCCGGCTTGAACCGTTGCCGCCAGTCTTCCGGGTTGATGATGTTACGGGTCATCAGCTCTGCCCGGCCGCCAGCGATCCGCACCAGACCATCGGGGGAGGCATACAGTGCCATATCCCCCATATCCACCATGCTACGTTTGCTGATGCAGGCGTGTGCCGAATCGAGCCGTTCCAGGGTCATGGCGCTGGGTTCGGTACCAAAGGCCACATAGGGATAGCCATCAGTGGCAATGATCACACTGTTGGCAGCCACCGCCAGTGACTGAATGTCATACTCCACCGCCAGCCGGTAAGCCGCTGGCCAGGCGTACAAATGGTAAGGTTCGCTGAACATCAGCTCCTTGCCGGAGAATCCTGCCGCCACGCCACCGGGCAGCACCACCATGCCTTGCAGGTTATTGGGTGGTGCAACCCAGCCGATGGTTTTCAGGATGCCACCACGTTGATCCAGTGGCGTTTGATCCACCACGGAGGTGACACCCACCGGGGTATCGGTGGCCACCGTTCCGGCATTGTTGATCCGGGTGCAGAGCTGGTACACGCCGATCTGGGTACTGGTGTAAGTCCGGTAATGGGTAATATTCAGGTCCACGGCACCGGGACCTGAACCCACGGTAATGTCCACCGTTTCACCGGGTTTCACCACAATCTCCCCGGAGGGTAGCGATGGCGGTCCTTCCCGTCCGTTTTCGTCTACCCAGGTATAGGTATAGAAACGGGTTTCGGCATCGACTTCTTCAGCGTCATCCAGCGGTGTACCACTGAGCGTCACCACGGGGGCCACGTCCGGTTCCGGCAGCCCAAGCTGATGGTCATTGACCGGGTAGTCACTGCCACCACTCAAGGCCAGGCCGTTATCGGTGTAGCGGGGACCTTTCACCGTGCCGGTGTAGTAAACCCGGTTGTTGGGATCGTCGGCCACGGGGGAGCGGATCACGTCCACGTCCGTGGTCCAGTCGAACCAGTATCGGTTGCCTTCATTGCGATAGAGGTAGATGGACTGCGGCGTTGCATTCAGGGCCTGTTCATCGGCAGGGGTGTAGTAGGCTCTCAAGCTGCCATTGGTCAACCGGCAGTCAATGGCCGCCTCTGCCTGTGTGTCTTCCAGCAGATGGCTGTCCAGCCAGGGGACTTCACCAGTAAAGGAAGTGATGTCGAGTTTCATGCAGGCTTATTTCATCAGGCCGTAGAGGTGGACGGTTCCATCTATGACATCCGAAACACTGCTGAAAATCTTCAGCCCCGTCATTTGACCAGACCATTCGCAGGATAAAAAAGCAGACCGATAAGGGCCGTTAGCTGTTTCCAGATGCGCCTGGATTGATCCAAGTCCACCATTAATCGGCGGAACGATATTGATCTGTCCTGTCATGTGTAAGCTGGAAAATTCTTCATCTATCAGCTTGATACCCGAGTAATCTTTTACCATTGGTGTCGAAGTGCCATCATACGCGATCACTGAGGTTCTGAGCGAACCGTACCCGTCCCAATAGCTATCGCCAGCTCCCAATGACTGCACACCGATGCCAATGTGTTTCTGGATAAACTCACTGCTGTCGATATATATATTCTGTAGCACAAGCATGAAGCACGAATATTTAGTGTGATCCAGCAGACCATCAAACTCAAATTCGGTTGCGTTGTGTTTGGTCGATGAACTTATCAGTTTCATATCAGTTCCCTCGTCTTCCTGATAGACAGTTCCGTGCTCCAATGCGTCGATACGTGCCTGTAGATTGGCCACAAGGTCTTCAAGCCCTTCAATGGAACTCATGGGTGAAGACTGTGGATTTAATGGCGCTACTACCCCATTCACCAGAGCGTAAATAAGGCCATCAGCGGTATTGATAGCCACCTCCCCCGACGCAAGGTCAGAGGCCAGTGGCACCTTGCCCGGCGTAGCCGAGCTTTTCAGTTTGATGGTGTTAGACACAGGCCCATTCCTTTTGTTGCTGCCGGATCAGAAAGTGCCGCCATCCAGGGTGACACCATCAATAGAACCACCTGTGATACTGACACTAGCTGAAGACTGAAGCGCCATAGTATTCAACCCCAGATTGCTTCGGGCAGTGGTGGCGTTAGTCAGATCCGCCAGGTTCTGGCTTTTGGACATCTTGCCAGAGACTTGGGAAGTCAGGCTGCTGACGGCATTGGCGTCATCGTTTAACGCTTCGGCCAGTTCGTTAAGGGTATTCAGCGCAGCAGGAGCACCGGCAACAATAGAGTCAACACCAATCTGAACCCGTGCATCCACCTCGGATTCCGTCAACCCTTGCGCACTGCCTCCTGTGGCCGACACCACACCACTGCCATCAATCGACAGGCCAGTACCTATTTTAATGGCTCCAAACTGCGAGGCAGTGGCAGCAGGCAGGTAGTTGTGCATATTGGTGGTCAAATCGGTCACCGTGTCGGTGAAATCCTTACCACCAATCGTGTCAATACCTGAGCCGTCAACACCAATATACAGCTTGTCGGACGCCTCCGAGTAAGCCAGCTCTCCGGGGGATAGAAAACTCGGCTTTGCAGTTGTTGTACTGCGCTTGATCTGGATTTTCGTTGCCATAATGGACACTCCTGTCTCAGGCGTTTGATAAAAGACAGTGGCTAGAAACTGCCACCGTCCAGACTGGTGGGGGCATTCTGATTCACAGAGTCCTCCACCGATTGATGCAAGACCACCATTTCCTGTTTCAGGGTGGTCAGTTGCAACTTGTCGGCGTCGTGGGCATCGTGCCAGCTTTTGATCTCGTTATATCGCTGGGTAATGTCCGTGTTGATCTGCCGGTTTTCCGTAGTCATGCCCCATAACGAGCTGGACAATGTTTCAGCCCGCTCTGAAGCACCTTCGATCAGCGGCAGGCCGTTGCCTATAGCTTCTTCTATGGCAAGCCGGTCTGCGACAATCTTTTGCTGCAAGGCTGCAACAACGGCCACATCATTGACGATGTTGGTAACAACGGTGGCTTCAGTGGTCATACCTGTTTCTCCTATCCAAGTGCGTGGGTAACCCCGGACTGAATCTCCACCTTACCGATAGCGATGGTCGATACGGCACTGCCATCCGGGGTAATCAACTGCAAATCGTATTCGTAGCGGTAAGGTGTCAGCTCGTTGGTGTCTTCCGGTGCCAGGTAAATCACTGCCGTCGTACCGGATACCGTCATCCGTTTTTGCAGCACGGCATCGTCGTCCGGCTGCATCCGGTGAAATTTCAGGGTAAAGATCAGCGTCCAGCCGGTCAGGTCCTGAAGCTGGCCATCATCTCCCTCGAACGCTATCGGGATGGCATAACTGTCTCCCCGTAAAAAGGCAGGCAGTTGCTTTTCAGTTGGCATGGCCATCAGACAAATCTCCTTCTCGTCACCGATTGCTCACCGCCGCTGACACCCACCAGACCACGGATACGCTTACGGTTGAGTTCCTTCTCGTACTTCTGCCGGTTCACCTCACTGAGCTGAGGATTCGTCCAGGGTTCATCGGGCATCATCTGCAAATCAGCCAGTACGCCCCAGCAGGCGAACTCAAGAGTCAGGTTGCCTACTTCGTCCGGTATTTCCGTGGCGTCAAAGGCAGGCATCAGGGTCAGCTCGATATCGTGCATGGCGTCCTTGTCCGGGATCGGGGCAACGTGCAGGGCCGTGGTTTCAACATGGCGGTAATAGTAAGGGGTGCCGGCGGAAAGGTAAGGGGGGAGCAGGTCACGGCTTTCCAGCCGGGTGCCGTCTTCGCGCAGGATATTCTGCACCGTGGCGATGTCGCTGCCAGCGGGTGCGGCCAGGCTGTAATCCTTGATCCCCTTGACCATAAACAGCTTGTCATGGTGTCGCCAGATATTGGCCCGGTGGCAAATGTCCCGCAGGGTGATGATCAGGTAGTTCTTGATCACCTGATCCGGGCAGCTCTTGGCATACGGGCGTATGCGGGAAAGGTAGGCGTCCAGTTTCATTTATCCCTCCACCTTACCCTGAAGCATCTGCCGGAACATTTGATCCACGTTCCACTTCAGCCCCAAATCATTGGCAAACATGGCCAGATAACTCTGGGCCTGCTGCATATTGGCCTCAGTCTCCATATCCATGCTGAATGCCCTGAACAGCATGTAATTGATCACCGGGTTCAACCACAAATCATCCAGACTGAATACCTGGGTGTCGGTAGCAAAATCGGCAATCACAATCCGTGCGGGTGCCTGGCTGACCAGCAGATTGAGCGTATGGTCGGCAGGGGGCACAGGGTACACATAAAACACGGACGGGCTTTTCTGGTCGTAGACGTACTGCTCCACGTCTGTTCCGGTGGCTGTCGTCCAGTTGGGCAGCAGACTGTCAAGGCTGCTGCGGGTGGTGGCGATCACCGTCCGGCCTGATGCCGGGTTATCCACAATATCCAGCAGTCGGTAGGTGCCAAGTGGCAGCGACTGTACTGCCTGTGCCTGACAGGTATAGGCCAGTAACTGCGAGTTCACATCCGGCCGGTTCTGCACCACGGCCAGCAGCGCTTCGTTATAAGCATCCAGCAGGTCACTGTTAGTCCAACGTGGCACAGCTGTGTTGTCCTGAAGCAGGTTGCGCACCCGCTGGATGATGGTGATAACCTTCATACCCTATAGCCGGTTACCCTGCTGGTCACAGAACTCCAGATCTACCCCCATTCGTTTCTTCAGCTTGGGGTTGTAGATAAAGACGCTATTGGTGTTCTTGTTCAGTACAAACTGCAGAGGCTTTTTCCCGGCCTTGGATGAAGTTGTCGGCTCCTCCGGCTCTTCTGGCTTTTCCAGCAGGTTATCACCATTCATCAGTAAGCGAACTTCATCTTTTAGCTCATCCAGCTTCTTGCGCTTGTCCAGCTCCACGTTAAACATCTGCCGGGCGACGGATTCCAGTTCATCCTTGCTGCGGCAAGTTTCCAGATCAAAGGCCATGTTTTAGTATCTCCATGAAAAGCTTTTCACCACAAAGGCACGAAGGCACAAAGAAAAGCTTGTGTCTTTTCCTTCGTGTCTTTGTGACTTTGTGGTTCAAAAAAAGGTTAAGAACGCTTGGCAGCCAGCAGCACTCCAGCATCCGGCTTCAGCACCTTGTAGCCATACACCTGCAGCCCACGGTGTCCCATGCCGAAGTGCTTCTCCAGCGTCAGGCTCTCATGCTTGATAAACTGCGAAGCAAATCCGGCGAAGTCCTTCACCCCGGCCATGCACTGGGTAACACCGGAAGCAGTAGCCAGGTTGTTGCTGCAATAAAGCGTGAACCGGTCAATGATGCCCAGGCGGCCATTTCGCATGATGGAGGTACCATCACCGGCCAGCGAAGCATCCTTCAGCTCGGACTTCTTGATCATGCCGCACACCCAGGGTGGCAGTACCAGCCAGCGGCCGGACTCGGGAATGTTCTTCTCGTCCAGCAGGGTGCCCATATCGACGATGTAATCCAGCACATTGGACTTATCCACAACCACGCCGGTACCACCGCCGTCGATCTTGTTATCTGGATGGACATCGGTATAGATATTCCCAAGTACATCGCCGTCTACCGCGATCTTCACGTTTTCTGCTGCATCAGCAGAAGACTCGTTGATCAGCTCGATATTGGACTGGACACTCTGGATATAGTCATCAATAAAGGCGTAGTACTTGGTCTTGTCGATGGGCATTTCCACCTTGGGTGGTTCCAGATCCTGATACTCAACCCCCACGGCACGGTCATAATCCGCTACCGTGATATCAGGGCGGGTACGGATCACTACCTTGGAGCCTTCCGCCTGGATCTCACCTTCCCAGTTGGTGTTGCAGATAGCCGACAACACGGTTCGTTTATAGAACTTTGCGTTGAGCTTTTTGGAATAAATAACGGACAGGGCATTTGCCATAGCCCCCGTTGGGAAAGGTAAAACAATATAATTTTTATACTCCTGTGAAATATAACCTATTCCCGTATATGCGCAAGGCGTATATTTAATGCCCATCGTCCACGTCATCTATGGCATTTGCCGTAACCTGATCATAGAAAAACACTGAATAATACTTGTCAAAAGAAGGATTCTATTAGGGGGTTCATGAGGGATCACTGCAGGAATGATGCTCCGCGAAAGGCATCAATCATCTCGTCTTGAGAAACAACTGTGAAAGGATACCGCGTTAACTCTTAAAGGTTCATCAGGCATATTCAAACTGCGCTTTCTAATGCCTATGTCTCCAATAATAGTGGGCGCTGTTGGGAAGGGTACCCAAAAACTCTAAAGCAGCAATTTTTGCAGTTTCAGCGTCAGGATAATTGATGCTACCAAAGTAAAAATTCTTCCCGTAGGCTTCAAGCCGCCAACGCCAACCCAGTCTGGTTTCCTCATATTCCAAATGGTGAGCCGGAATGTTTTCATCAAACCATAATCTCTGCTCTGGTTGCATAGCACTGTCCATATATCGCTATTTATTCGTATTATCCATAAGCTGAAAACCAGACTAATACCTGTTTATTTATACAGTAAATAATTTTCTAAAATCACTATCCCCCCTTTTCAACAACTATCAATGCTATCAATAGCCAGTCCCGGATCAGCCATCATGGATATACCAAAAAGAAGCTCACGTGAACTAATGTGCAGCAAAACATTCATTCAATATTTAGAAAAATATCGGCTAAAAATCAGGGACAATTAAGCGAGGAATAAGTAAACAGGGAAACCCCAAGTATTGAATAAATTAGCCCCAGGCCAGTCATTCAGCCACCATCGCTTACTGTTTCACTGTAGCGGTTCTGTCGAACAGTCATCCATTTAATGCAAAATCAATGTCGGTTATTCCAAAAAAATATACGACATTTCCTGTCAGAACAAGTGAACCAATTCTATAAATATTAGACGCTTACCAGTGATGATTGACCTCATCTTTGACTTGGAAGGCTTTCCCCTCACAGTTCACTGATGAGATCAGTCTGGCTTGGTACATTTCTGGAGACCATGCTGGTGAGCGTTTGAGCATGAGTCTTGTTTTGTCCACATGGCAAACGGAACTTATTTTTTTACAACGAAGACATGAAGCCATTTTTATCTGTCTGGGTGGCTTCTGTTGGCTTGGTAAAAATTTAAATTAGTGTTGCGGTAACTCACTTAAGCCGACTGGCGGTAGCGTGGCTGAGACTAAAGATCAAGAGTTACCCTTTCAATATAACTGAAAATTGCTTAAGTCGAGTCTTGGTTAACAAAAGAAGCATATGTGACAGTTTACATGCCAAAATTTTGCTTTGCCTTTGCATTGAGGTGGTTGGGCTAATTTCCCGCCATTGAAAGCCAGGTCTTAGCGACGGAGTGGAAAGGTTATGTTTTCAACGACTCCCCCTGCTGCACAAATTTTGTGGCGTAATGCTAACGGAGACGATTACCACTCTGAGCCAAAACCGTTTGTCCAGAGTGGCATTCCGCACGCTTCCAGGCACCAGTACAAGGGAATTAATCCCAGGAATGATAGCGGCAGACAGCTAGCCATCATTCTTGGTTACTACAATGGTGAGCCATACCTTTGTGAACAGCTGCATTCGATCTTTAATCAAACTCGCCCCCCCTCACACATTTTCATCTCTGATGACGGCTCTGACACCGAACTCAGTCCGGAATTACTTGAGGATCATAAGCTTTACTCAGAAAAAGTCAGCATCGGCGTCAGGCCAGAAAATACTGGGTTCGCTAATAATTTCTTAAACGCCTTAAGCTACATTGATGAGCCGTTCAAGTACTTTGCCTTTAGTGACCAGGATGATGTCTGGCATCCTGACAAGCTTGAAAAGGCGTTAGATACTCTGGAACAGTACCCCGAGAATAAACCGGCACTTTATTGTGCGCGCACCGTTATCACCGACGAAACCTGTAACATTATTAACGGTATTTCACCGTTGTTCAGTAAACCACCATCTTTTGCTAATGCCCTTGTGCAGTGTATTGGCGGTGGTAACACGATGGTATTCAACAAGGCGGCGCGGGATCTTATCGTTGAATCATCATTAAACACAGAAGTTGTTTCCCATGACTGGTGGTGTTACCAGATCATTTCAGGTGCTGGCGGCATCGTTATTTACGACCGGGAACCTTGTCTGAAATACCGGCAACACGCAAATAATCTGGTTGGCGCTAACAAGAGCTGGAAAGCTCGCTTTATTCGAATCTTCGGTTTGTTTCAAGGACGATTCCGCCGCTGGAATGATATTAATCTTTCTGCACTCGTTAAACACAGAGCGCTACTCACACAAGAGAATCAAAATTATCTGGACAATTTTGTAGCGGCCCGGCGCTCAAATTTTATTAAACGTTTCTTTCTGTTCTGTCGCTCCGGCATCTACCGGCAGACACTGTTCGGCAACCTCGGCCTGCTCTTGGGCATCACCATTAACAAGGTCTGAGCTATGACGATACTGGTAACCGGCAGTGCTGGCTTTATTGGTGCCAATTTTGTCATTGATTGGCTTTCGGAGATGGATGAAACCGTCATCAGTCTTGATAAACTGACCTACGCCGGCAATCTCAATAACCTCGCTGAAGTTGAAGAAGATGAACGCCATGTTTTTGTGCATGGCGATATTGGCGACAGCCAGCAGATCGATAGATTACTGCACACCTACAAACCACGGGCAGTGGTCAATTTTGCAGCGGAATCTCATGTGGATAGATCCATTCACGAGCCAGAAGCATTCCTGCAAACCAATATTATCGGTACTTTCAGACTGCTGGAATCCTCGCGCCGGTACTGTAGCGACCTTAACGAAAAACGAAAACGTGACTTTCGCTTTCTGCATGTCTCAACCGATGAAGTGTATGGCTCATTAGACGAAGACGCCCCTGCATCCACGGAGTCAAAATGTTATCAGCCTAATAACCCATACAGCGCCAGCAAAGCCTCATCCGAGCATTTAGTACGTGCTTATTATCACACCTACGGATTACCAGTACTGACAACCAACTGCTCAAATAACTATGGTCCTTATCAATTCCCGGAAAAATTGATACCGCTGGTCATCCATAATGCGCTGGCACATAAGCCATTGCCAACCTACGGCGATGGATTGCAAATCCGTGACTGGCTTTATGTGGGCGACCACTGCAGAGCTATCCGGATGGTATTGGATGAAGGCAGCTGTGGCGAGGTATACAACATTGGCGGCCTAAATGAAAAAGCCAATATCGAGGTGGTTCGCATACTATGTGACATCCTCAATGAACTGCGCCCTGTTAACGGGAATACTTCTATCACCAGCTATCACGACTTAATTACCTTCGTGAAAGATCGACCAGGGCACGACAGGCGCTACGCCATTGATGCCAGCAAGATCGAAACCGAACTCGGTTGGCGTCCGGCCGAAACCTTTGCAACGGGCATTCAAAAAACCGTTGAGTGGTACCTGGATAATCAGGAATGGGTTGACCTGGTCCTCAGCGGTGACTACCACCAATGGATCGAGAGGCAGTACGCATGAAAATATTACTTCTTGGTGCCAATGGTCAATTGGGGCAAGAGTTGAATCGCACCTTACCCGCCTTGGGGGAAGTCATGGCGTGTAGCCATGCCGAAGTGGACATCACCGACCAGTATTCCGTGATAGAGGTCATTCACAACTTCAAGCCCCAGGTAATCGTTAATGCCGCTGCCTACACTGCTGTCGATCAGGCAGAAAGTGAGCGCAATATGGCCTTCAGGGTCAATGCGGAGGCTACGGGCATTCTGGCGAAGGAAGCTGCCAGGCATGATATCTGGCTGATCCATTATTCAACAGATTATGTGTTCGATGGCTTTAAGCCCCGGCCCTATACAGAAGCGGATTCGCCTGGGCCGATTAATATCTACGGTGAGTCAAAGCTGGCAGGCGAAGAGATCATTGCTGGCAGTGGCTGTCATTACCTTATCTTTCGCACCACTTGGGTGATCGGGAAGGATGGCAATAACTTCGCCAAAACCATTCTTCGCCTGGCCACCGAGAAAGACTCATTAAGTATTATTAATGATCAGTTTGGCGTGCCAACCTCACCAGCATTAATCGCCCGGGTAACCATAAATGCAATCGAAGCGATAGCCATTGCCAGACATTGGCCGGTGGGGTTATACCACCTTGCCCCCCATGGAGAGACAACATGGTACGGTATAGCAAAAACACTGCTTCAGTTTGCCGAAGAGGCACAGTTCCCACTGACCGCTGGCGAAAGCAGCCTGCAGCCCATTAAAACCGCCGATTACCCCACACCCGCAAAGCGACCTGCCAATTCACGGCTGGATACCAGCAAACTGGAGCAACAACTGCCGTTTACTTTACCGCACTGGCAGTATGACTTTTTTGTGGCAGCAGAAGACATCATCAAGAGCTACAAAAGAGCATGAAGCGAAAAGGCATTATTCTCGCTGGCGGCAATGGCACACGCCTTTACCCGATCACACAAGTGGTTTCCAAACAACTATTGCCAGTGTTTGATAAGCCTATGGTCTACTACCCGCTATCAACACTGATGCTCGCAGATATACGGGAAGTGCTTATTATTTCGACACCACAGGATGCACCTCGTTTCAGGGAGCTTTTAGGTGATGGCAGCCAATGGGGAATAAATATTGAGTATGCCCTGCAGCCATCTCCCGACGGTATAGCGCAGGCAATGATTATTGGTGAGGCATTTCTTGATGGTGCACCATCGGTATTGATTCTCGGCGATAACATTTTCTATGGCCATTCACTGGATGAAAAGCTGGCATCGGCCGATCAGCGCGAGGATGGTGCAACCGTTTTTGCTTACCATGTCAACGACCCTGAGCGATACGGTGTCGCCGAATTTGATAAGGCCGGTAAAGTCATAAGCCTGGAAGAAAAGCCAGAAAACCCTAAATCAAACTATGCAGTTACCGGGTTGTATTTCTACGACGAGAACGCTCCCGACTATGCCAGACAGATCAGGCCATCTAATCGTGGTGAGCTGGAGATTACCGACCTGAATAATATCTACCTTGAGAAAGATCAGCTGTCGCTGGAACGCATGAGCCGGGGCTTTGCCTGGCTGGATGCTGGCACGCACGAAAGCCTGGTAGAAGCCCATCAATTTGTGCAAACCATTGAGCATCGTCAGGAATTAAAAATCGCCTGTCCTGAAGAGATCGCCTTTCGCCACCACTGGATAGACCAGGAACAAATGGAAGCGCTTGCCCACCCCATGCTGAAAAATGGCTACGGTAAATATTTGATGCAAGTCATTCGGGAGTTAGACGATGAAAGTAACTGATACCCGATTGTCAGAGGTTAAGGTCATCGAACCGAGGGTATTTGAGGATGAGCGTGGCTTCTTCTTCGAAAGTTTTAATCAGCAGCGTTTTGAAGATGCGGTTGGTTGCAGCGTATCCTTTGTGCAAGATAACCACTCAAAATCCACCCAAGGTGTATTGCGAGGACTGCATTACCAATTGCCACCCAAAGCACAGGGTAAGCTGGTTCGTGTCGTACAGGGTGAAGTGTTTGATGTTGCCGTTGACATACGCCAGTCATCACCCACATTTGGGCAATGGGTTGGCGAGAAATTATCAGCTGAAAATAAAAAACAGCTTTGGATTCCGGCAGGTTTTGCCCATGGATTTTTAACGCTCTCAGAGGTGGCTGAGTTCCTCTATAAAACGACGGATGACTACGCACCAGAATATGAGAATTCTATTCACTGGAAGGATGATTCAATTGGAATCAAGTGGCCAGATGATCTGTTACCTGTCGTTTCGAAAAAAGATCTTGGAGCAGGCCAATTTAAAGATGCGGTGGTGTTTGAATGAATCCTCATGCAGCGCATTCAACGTCTTTGCTAACTCTTGTGAGCTCGCTTTGGCAGCATCGTCATCTGATAAAAGTAATGGTTATCCGAGAGGTTGTTGGTCGCTATAAAGGGTCAATATTTGGTTTAGCCTGGTCGTTACTAAATCCATTGATGATGCTCACCATATACACGTTTGTATTTTCAGTTGTATTCAAGGCACGCTGGGGCATTAAAACAACTGATAATACCTCGGATTTTGCGCTGATTTTATTCGTAGGGTTAATCATCCATTCACTGTTTGCCGAGGTTCTTAACCGAGCACCTTCACTTATTTTAAGCAATGCGAATTACGTCAAAAAAATCGTGTTCCCTCTTGAGATGCTGTCAGTCGTAAATATTGGTGCTTCGCTATTCCATGCTCTGATCAGTATGTTCGTATTGCTCGTGGCTCTGATCCTGCTTAATGGCATGCCAACATTGACCATCATATATACACCAATTACTTTGCTTCCCTTATTGCCAATAACACTGGGCATCAGTTGGTTTTTAGCTTCACTTGGAGTTTATCTTCGTGATATTGGACAGATGATCGGGATCGTCACCACCGTGCTTCTGTTTCTTGCTCCTGTTTTTTATCCGATAGAAGCTTTACCAGAGTCATACCAAATGTTTCTGCATTTAAATCCACTGACGTTCCCTATTGAACAAACCAGGACGGTTATTATTTATAGTGAACCGCCCAATTGGATAGGGCAAGCAGTTTATACCATATTTAGTATTGTCACCTGTCGGTTTGGTTTTTGGTGGTTTCAAAAAACAAGGAAAGGTTTTTCTGATGTCATCTAATTTACTTTCACGCAAAAAAAAACATACAGAAATAACTGGGGTTGCGATTAGAGTTATAGATTTGAGTAAAGTTTACCAGATATATAATCAACCCTTGGATCGCCTGAAGCAATTATTCTTTCCATTCATCAGAAGTTTGGTTGGATTGAAGCCTAAAAAGTACCATCGTGAATTATATGCACTACATAATATTTCTTTCGAAGTTAAAAAAGGTGAAAGTGTCGGAATCATTGGCCGTAACGGATCTGGAAAATCCACTTTGCTACAAATAATTTCTGGAATTACAAATCATACTAAAGGGGATATTGAGGTAAATGGGCGAGTTTCTGGACTACTTGAACTTGGATCTGGATTTAATTTAGAATTTACAGGTCGAGAAAATATTTATCTTAATGGTGCGCTATTTGGGATAAAAAAAAAAGAAATGGATGGTTATTTTAAAGATATCTTAGAGTTTTCGGAAATAGGACAATTTATTGATCAGCCAATAAAATATTATTCTAGTGGCATGCTAATGCGTTTAGCTTTCTCTGTACATGCAATTTTGGAACCCGAGGTTCTTATTATTGATGAAGCACTATCGGTGGGAGATATTTACTTTCAACAAAAATGTTTTTCGCATTTAAAGTACAATCTTACCGGTTGTAGCAAGATATTTGTTACACATGATATGGTCGCGCTCTCAGCATTGACTGAACGTGTTGTAATCATAGATGGAGGATATTTAGTATTCGACGGTGAACTACAAAAAGGAATAAAAACCTACAACAGAATTATGCACAACGGATCAAAAATTAACTTATTACAAAATGAAAAAGAGGGGGGAGAAAAAAAACAAGAAAAACCAGAAAAACCAGAACTACAAATAAAAAACGCTCCAGATGATAGAATAATCTACCAAAAACCTCCGATTGAACAAATTACTGGCATCGGAAATGTGTATATTAATGAAGTAGCCATAACTGTTGATGGGAAAATAAACTCAGTTGTTCGATACGGGTCAGTTGTTGAAATCAATATGAAAGTAGAGTGTTTAAGCGATAATACAGGTCAGTTAGTTTTTGGCTTTTTTACTAGAAATCGATATTCTCATCGAATATTTGGACAAAATTCATTATCATGTAATAAAGAAGACATTCTACAAAAAAAAGGGGGTTATATTGTATCATTTAATTTTTCTTGGCCTCGAGTTGAAAGCGGTGAATATACATTGACACTTGGTATTGGTGAAATAAACCCGTTTACCTTAACACATGAAGTACAGTGCTGGATAAACGATTTCATGGCTTTTTCCTGTCTTACCGATGAGCCTGAACATGGGTTGCTTTCAGTTGATTTATATAATCTAAATATATCCAATAACGAAGAGTTCTAATATGTTGACGAAAGAAGTAGAATCAATGCTCGATATACCGAATTACTACCATGACGAATTTAATCTAACATCCATGGTGAGTTATTGGTGTATTATCGAGAATTTACTTAAAATCACCAAACCAACATCAGTATGCGAAATTGGGGCAGAGCGTGGCATTACATCAAAACAACTCTCTTCATATTGTCAAGATAATCAAATATCATTAAATATTGTTGATCCTTGTGGTATTGATCAGGATCTTGATAATTTTAAAGTACTAAAAATATTTAAAGAACGATCGAAGGATTTTCTTTGCCGTGAAATACCTATTGATTTTTATCTAATTGATGGTGACCATAATTACCAAACGGTAATGATGGAACTGGAATTAGGCGTTCGCAATAAAAAAAACAAGCAGATGCCATTTTTTATGTTGCATGATGTCTCATGGCCATGGGCTTATCGTGACTTATACTTTGACTACATTGAAGATGGTCTAGAAGTTAAGCATTCATACAAGACTAATACGGCCTTATCAATAGACAGTAATGAGCTTATGACTATCGGATTCCCAGTAACTAAAGCGTATGCGGCTGCAATTGAATTTGGTGGTGGTCATAATGGTGTGCTCCAAGCAGTTGAAGATTTCCGTAAGAAGTCAGGGGAAAAACAATGGTATTTTTGGAAAATACCAAACTTATACGGTCTTGGAGTATTATTTCACAAACCTAGCTTATCGGGAATAAACTGCAGAAAAATCATTCGTTTTCTCAATGGAGTTGAGCCCTTTAGACCTTTTTTAAATGTTTTGGAAGCAAATCGACTTCGAGCACTGCAATGTCTTTTTGAATTGCAAGCAAGACAAAAAACAATAGAAAAAGAGCGTGATAGTGAGCATACCTACATTAAAGAGTTAGAAAATCGCTTAGCAGAATTAAGCAATAGTTGGCAAAAGCAACAATCATACATTTCAGTTCTGGAAGAAAGACTTGATTCATTAACTAAAGAACATACTGCCGCATCATCTTATATCGTAGAATTAGAACAGCGATTAGCTCAGCAAGTCAAATAAAAATTGGCAGGAGTAGCAGGTATATTTATTCATGCATTGATGCATGCCATATTTTTTTCACACTTGTGCGTTATCAATTTAGTGAACCATTAAGTACATGACCATTTGCTTTTACCTGCAACCGCCAAGCCGTGTGCAGGATAGGAGCCGGAAAATATATGATTTCAATTGGTCATGTACTTATTCATGATAAAAAATTGGTAGTACTTACTGATATGACTATCAGTAATCATGAAAGCTTGTTTCAATCAATAATAACTTTTTAACTTGAAACATAATCCTAAAAAGGTTTAACCTAATGAGGCAAAAAACAAATCTTGAGAATTGCCCAAGAGTAGCAGTTATTACTCGTACAAAAGACAGACCTATTATGCTTGAGCGCGCATTAGAATCTGTTTCAAAACAATCGTTTAAAAATTTTGTATGGGTTGTTGTGAATGATGGAGGTGATAAAGAAAAAGCTGAAAAAATAGTTGCTAAGGGTAAAAAAAAAGGATTAACTACACTACTGATTAATAATTCAAGTAGCCTGGGCATGGAGGCAGCAAGCAATTGTGGAATTAATAATTCAAGTTCAAAATTTATAGTAATTCATGATGATGATGATACTTGGGATCCATTGTTTTTAGAAGATACAGTCCGTTTTCTAGATACAAACAAAAACTACAGAGGAGTAATATCACTAACTACTCAGGTTGATGAGGAAATTATTGATAATAAAATCAAGATAAAAAAATTCAAAGCTTTCAATTCAAGACTGAAGACTATTTATTTGAAAGACATGGGGTGCAACAATCTCTTTCCTCCAATTTCATTTATTTATCATCGCTCAGTGATAAATGAGATTGGTAGCTATAATGAAAAACTACCTGTTCTTGGTGATTGGGAATTTAATCTGCGATTTCTTGCCAAACATGATATTGGAGTAATTTATAAACCCTTGGCGTTCTACCATCACCGACCTAGATCAACAGGTGCATATGGTAATACAATATATAGTGGAATCACTAAGCATGTTAAGTATGATGCAATCGTTAGAAATGATTTTCTTAGGAAAGATCTAAAGGATGGTAAGTTTGGACTTGGATTCTTAATGAATTATAGCCAGCAAGACGTACATTTAACCTATCGATTTTATCTAAAAAATTTATTAGCAAGATTTATAGAAAAGATTAAAAATCTATTTTATTAAGTTTTTCCTCCGAACAGGAATAGGAATTAATGTTTTCATCAATTACCAGCATCAACAAACTATTACTTGCTTCTGATTTTAATACTCTATCACTGGATATCTTTGATACTCTCTTACTAAGAAAATTAGCACCAGAAAAATATCGATTCCGTATTACGGCCAAAGAAATAACATGTTTTTTAGAAAAGAAAGGTTGGAAGCTATCATGGTTAGATGTGTATAAAAGTCGTCTATTGTGTAGTCGCATAGAGTACCAGACAGCACCTCTTATAAACTTGGAGCGAGAGGGACGATTAAAAAACATATTAGCGTTACAACTAAAAGCTCTTCGACTCCCATCTTTTTTTGTTGACGATTTTGCTAAAATTGAGTTAGAGCAAGAAAAAAGTTTTTTAATACCAAATAGAAAGCTCATTAAAATATGCAAAAAATTCCTAGATAAAGGTAAGAGGATAATTTTGGTGAGTGATATGTATCTTGATGGTTCGTCTATTATTGATATTTTGGAAGCATATTACTTGTCTTATTTGTTCGACTCAATATATGTTAGCTCAGATTACGGTATAACCAAGTCTGGAGGATCTCTATTTGATTATATTACTAATCAAGAGAGCCTAGATCCTTCAACATACATACACATTGGAGATAATTATGATAGTGATTATATCTCTCCAAAAAAACACGGCTGGTCCTCGATTTGGTTACCAAGGCCAATCGCCTGGCGTCTAATAAACCGGATGTGGAGTATTAGTTGTCACTAAAGCGAATATAGCTATTTTGCAACAATATTTTCCCATGAGGCAAATTAACGATGACAGAATATACTGAGTCTTTTTATGATGATCAGTCGCATGCAAGTTATATTTCCGCCACTAAGGTTCTCCCAATTATTTTTAAACATATTAAACCAAGATCAGTATTGGATTTAGGCTGTGGACTTGGTACTTGGTTAAAGGCTTGTGGTGAATTAGGAGTAAAAGATTTTTATGGAGTAGACGGATCTTACGTAAACAAAGAAAAATTATGGATCTCAAAAGATAGATTCATTAGTGCAAACCTATCTGAAAAACTTTATTTACATCGTCGATTTGATATGGCTTTTTCTATGGAAGTAGCTGAGCACATTGATTCAAATTCTGCAAAGCTATTTGTTAATAATTTAACAGATCATTCAGATGTTATTCTTTTCTCAGCAGCTATCCCCTATCAAGGTGGGACAGGCCATGTCAATGAAAACTGGCCTGAATTCTGGGCAATTCATTTTCAAAAAAATGGTTATAAGCCGATTGATTTTATACGACCAAAAGTTTGGCATGATCCTGAAATTTCCTTTTGGTATAAACAAAACACTATTTTATACATCAAAGAAGAGCGAATTAATAAATTGGGATTTGAACACTATAAGGCTCGTTCATTTCCGCTAACTGTTATACATCCTGATATGTATCTATGGGCATGTATGAGATCTGAAAATCACCATCATTCTAACTATATTAGAGACCGAGAATATTATGCCTCTTTGCACTCGGCTCAGGATTCAACTGATGAGCCTCCTAAAAATATAAATTATGGGTCAGAGTACCAAGTCGATTTCAAGCCAAGATTTTATTTTCTCCGAAAACTTGATCAATTATTTAAACGTTGGACTCGTTAACAATGAATAAATCTATTCAGTCAATGCCTGAGTACGAATTCGGAAAAAAAATTTTAGGTCCTTTTTTTTCTGAGTTTTGTAGAAGGTTATGGCTATATCACGAGGTTTACGCTGAACAGAATGCTGTTGCTTTATTTTGTGCACGAGGAGGGATTAGATTGCGAATCCTATATGAAAGGTTTCTGGAAAAAATGGAAATACCACTACCAGTGAGTTGCCGTTATTTCATGATTTCAAGGCTGCTAGCTTCAAAAGTCTGCTTTCCGAATTCTCCAGAACTAGTTTTAGCTAACCTTAGAAGAGAGTTCTTCAATACCAATATTGCTACCTTAGCAAAAGCATTTTTACCAAAACAAGCAAAAAATATTGAAACCACTATAAAGCCTTTTGAGAAAACTGCAGTCAACCTGAAAAGTGTTAATGATCTATTTTTTGGGAAAGGCGAACTAACTTTAATGATCCGTAGCCATATAAAAGAACAAACACAGCTATTTAAATCTTATCTTATTCAATTAACTGGGGAAAATAAAATAATTTTGCTTGTAGATAGCGGACTCTTTGGCAGTACTCAAATGCTGCTTAGTCATGCATATTATGATAAAGTTTGGTTTGGCCACTATGTTGCGCGTTCTAATTACCGTAAAGATCATGCACCGCACTTTCCAATGTCAGTTGGAATTATTTTAGAACATGATTTTTTTACTCCTCGTATTCCTGAAACGGCATTACTCAAATATTGGCACCTAATAGAGGCCACCTTGGAACCACAAGTTAAAACTGTAGAATATCTCGAGCAAAGTAATGATGGAACAATAGTATCTAACCTGCAAACCGAAAACTGGGTAGCATCGCTTGCACCAAAAGATAATTCATGTTTTTCTGGAATACTATCCTACTTCGACACTCTTGATTCTAATAATCTTCAACAGGTTAGAACACATTATGAAAAAGCTATAAGGAAAATATCAAACAAAATACAGGCACCATCGAAACTCGATTTACTATCAATGAGTATTGGTTGCAGTCGATCACATGATTTTGGTCGGAAAGGAACAACCTCAATATTACACAACTACAAATCACCGAATTTAATAACGCAGCTTAAACAAATACATCATTCACTCTGGCCTGAAGGACAATTAGTTAATTATTATGGTAAAGTTGGCACTTTGTTTTTAAAGATTTTATTATTTATTAGATTATTTCGGAGCCATATTGCTTTTCTGAGGATCAGTTTTAGGCAATAAACCTCACTCACAGCAGCAGGGAGGGGGGGAGGCAGGGCGGTAGAATCGGCTGTACGTACGTTTTTATTTAAGCCGTTTTAGACGACATAAGGTGCCGTAAGAAGTCGATTACAGCTCGCTATTGTCACTTTATTGGTCATACACCTGAACTTGATATAACGACGTGTTACTATTTCTGCATGAACGTACATCCGATTCTACCGCCCTGGGGGGGAGGTCTTTCTTTTTACAATATCGGCTGATGTGTTGATACATCTGAAAAACTACTTATACACCGTTCATTTTGAAACCGTGACTTCTCGGTGTGGTCTGATAATACTGATTTCACCAGGATATGATTCATCAGAATCTACTTTTTCGAACTGGTTTCAGTTAAATCACTGTGAACGACAAATACTATGCAAGATAAAATGTATAAAACAGAAGAGATTACAACGGAAGTAATTAGATCAAAGTTGATCTTGGATAAGTTAGACTCAAATAGCTTAGATGAAAGCAAAGTGTTGGCACTAAAATTCTGGAATAAATTCATCCAAAACAATGAATGCGTAGCGAGTCTAATAAATAATGATTATATTGATGAAGCATACACAATATATCGCTTATCAATGGAGCATCTTTTCAACATGTTTGCTCTAGTTAGAAATCCTGAATTCATTGCACAACTAATAAACAGTTCTAAAGTTAGTATTCCCAAATCATTAAAAGGAATCAGTAAAAACGAAGATCAAGCTGATGAAAAGATGCTCACTCCTGAAAATGCTAGATTACTGAAAGAAGAAATAGATATATATGAAGCAAATCCTCTGAAAAATTTAGGCTATAGCATATATAATGCAGCCCAAGCTTCGGAACTAAAAGATTTTTATGATTCAGTATATAGAGCAGTGTCATTATCTTATTCACACTCTACATTTCTATCAGTAATAATAAATAAAAAAGATAATGATGTAATTTCTTTAATTGAAAATGCTGTAGCTTTTTTGAAAACTGCTACTGCTTTAATAGAAGAAGAGTTTTAATTCCCGAATTTAGAGTTTGATATGAACTATCGAAGAAAACGGATTCTTGATTACTTCAAACCTCCACCTCATACTGCGCCAGACTCTGCGCAGTGCCTTTTATCTCACCATCTTGGATAAATGCCTTTTGTCCTGCAGACATTGACTCCCCTTTGACAGTAATCACCGAGCCATCCCGGAGCTGTGCCTGACTGGTGCCGTTACCGTTATTGGTGGTAATGGTGGCAACGACACGGACGCCTTCAGGAATCAGAGCCTTAAATTGCTGCCAGATGTTCGTGGTGGCCATGCTTCCTCCTATGTCCATACCGCCTGTATTTCTGCAGCATCAAGACTCCCTTCGGACAGTATTGGCATTGCCCAGTAAATTGGAGTGTCTGCTGGCTGTGCATTGAGGGCAACCGCAATGCCACCCTCTCCAGGAGGAGTATCTTCATTACATGGGTATTCCGGAAGCATTCGGCCACTGATTCCGGAAACATTCGGCCACCCATTCCGGTAACATCCGGCCACCTATTCCGGTAACATCCGGCCACCCTTTTCCAGCCAGCGGCGCAGTCTATTTCAATAACCGTTACCCTCGTTCTTGAGACCCTTTCAAGGATGACGGGATTGCATCATGAAGAGACTGCC